TGGACAAGCAAGCGAATGGATAAGAGTCAATTCAGGAATAAGCATAGTTGTAAGGGCTGGAAGGAAGCTGATGAAGTGCCTGGCTGGGGAAAGATTAAAGGTCGATTTGATGAATTTCTACGGGGGTTATAATGGCAATACCTGGTGGCGAAGCAGGGGCGGTAATATCTGGGGTTTTGGCAGGGATAGGGGGTATAGGGGGTAAGGGATAAGGGTATGGCAATGAAACAAGAAGCAAGAGTACAATCAGCATTCTGTACCTACATACAATTTACCTACCCATCAGTTAGATACTGTGCATCTCTAGGTGGTATAAGAACCTCAATGACTCAGGCTATAATGGCTAAGAAAACAGGCTATGTTAAAGGCTTTCCTGATATGCAGATATGTAAGGTTAATAGCGAGTATTCAGGGCTGTTCTTAGAGATTAAAGCTGATAAGACTTGCTATCCATCCAAAGAACAAAAACAATGGGTAGCTGACCTCAATGAAGCAGGTTACTTTGCCAAAGTAGTTAAAGGATTAGAAGAATGTATGGATGTCCTTGATTGGTATATGAAAATAAAATAATTTTCTAAAAAACTTTTACAAAAACTTTTCTTAAATTTCTGCCTGAAACTGCTGAAACTGCTGAAACTGCTGAAACTGCTGAAACTGCCAGACTTCTCCTATGTGCGTGTATGCGTGTATATGTGCGTTCTATATACTGCAACTTTTTGAAAATCAGTTTATTAACATTTTTACTGTTAATATATTTTATGAAAGTTTTTTAATATTTTTACACATTTTAACTCTTTATGTTAAAAATTAAAGTAATTTAGCCACGTAAACAATTACAAAAAACTAAAAACAAAAAAAATGAGAGATAAGAAATTAAAAACAATTATTAGAAATTATGATTTCAATAATTATTTAAATAGTAAATTTGCCAAATTGGAAAAAGAATGGAACGAAACAGGAATAAAGCCGATAAACTACGATAAAGTAAAAGAAAATTTCCAAAAATCTAATATTATTGAACTTAAAAACCTAAAAAACTAAAAACTATGAAAGATTACAAAGTAAAAGTAACATTAACAGAGATGAACTTACCGTTATTTATAAAAAAATTTAAAAATTATAACCCTACTTTAGATTTTAAAAAAGAGTATTTAATAACTCAAAAACAATTTGAAGATTTTAAAATTAAAAGTAATAAAGACTGGAGTTCTATAAATGCAATTATTAAAATGATGGCATTACAAATGGCTTTCAATGATGGATTAAAATGTCATGGAAATTTAGTTAATTATAAAATAAGTTAATATGAAAAAATTTAAGATTACAATAATAAAATAATTACAAATAATTAAAATTATGCAAAAACTAAACACACAACTATTAAAAAAAGTAAGTACAAAAACAAAGTATTCAACTAGCGAAAATATACTATTTTACACATTATCGTTTGCGACGCTTTACGGCTTAATATATGCGCTTTGTACAATCATTACACTAATTGAATTTATAACACTTTAAAACTAACTAAAAACACTTTAAAACTATGAAATTTTCAAATAACTATCAAACCTTTGCTAGTGCAGATGCTTTTAAAAGCTATACAGAAGCCACCAGAAGCACAAAAGGAAGCGACCCGACAGAATGGAACGGTACAAATAACAGATGCAAGGAAGAGTTTTGCGGTGTTGAATTAGATATGAATGATTTTGATGATATATGTAATAATTGTTTTAATCAAGTTGAACCAGAAGAAGAAGAAACACAAAATAAATAATTAATTTAAACTTTAAATAATGATAACAAAAACACAAAATTATAAACCAGTAAAAAACTTGCTAAGCAAAGGAAGTACAAACAGTAAAACGGCTAAAAATAATATTGAAACGTATATATTATATTTATCACCTGAACGACAAAATAGTAAAGGTGTAAATTTATGTCCTAAAGCTAGCAAAGGCTGCGCCGCTGCGTGCTTATATACGGCAGGACGCGGCAAGTTCACAAACGTCAAAGCCTCAAGAATAAATAAAAGTGAATACTATATTTCAGATAAAATAACATTTATAAACCAACTAAGTAAAGAACTTGTAAAAATTGCAGCAAAATCTATAAAGCAAAATAAAAAAATTGCTATCAGGCTAAACGGCACAAGTGACCAAGATTTCATATCTATAATTAAAAAATATAATAATTTAGACTTATTAAATTCCGATCAGTTTAAAAACTTAGTTTTTTATGATTATACCGCTATTTTAGGCAAGATAAAAAAGTATTTGAATACTTCTTACTCTTTGACATTATCCAGAAAAGAAGACAATGAAAGCGAAATTTTAGAAGCTTTAAAATTAGGCGGTAACGTTGCGGCAGTTTTTAGAGATGAATTGCCGACAAAATACAAAGGGTTTAACGTTGTTAATGGTGATGAATCCGACTTAGTAATGTTAGAGGCTAAGAATTGTATTTTAGGCTTAAAAGCTAAGGGTGACGCAAAGAAAGATAAAAGCGGTTTTGTAATAGATGTGAATTTAAATTAATAACTAAATAATAATAAAATGAATACAATAAACAGAACAAAAGCCAAAGAATTAATAAAAGAAAGTAAAGGTTTAATTTTTTCTACTTCCTTTATTAAAAAAGATAATACAGTAAGAGTGTTAACGGGACGTTTAAAGGTTACCCAATACCTTAAAGAAAATGCAAAGAAACAACCATACGACCCGAGCAAATACAATTTGCAACCAGTGTACGACCTAAAGGCTAAAGGTTACAGAATGATAAATTTAAACACTCTTATTACTTTGTCAATTAATAAAACTAAATACATAATCAATGAATAACAAGACAAACGAACAACTATTAAACGAATTAAACACTATGCAAAACGAACATATAAAAGTATTAAATGAAAGAATTGATGTATTAACGCAAACTATTGAAATAATTAACAGTAGGTTATTAATTAAAGCCGATCATGTTGAAGAGCTTATAGAAAAAATTGATACACTTAATAATCTAAATAATAAATCAAATGAGTAAAGGCGAATTAAAACCAACCGAATTCTCTAATACATTTTATCTAATATTATTTGTTTTAGCTCTATTATTTGGATAGAATAAACACCAGAAACACCTATAAAAGACTATTAATTTAGTCTTTTTTTATGCTTAAAATTTAATAAAGTGGTGTTAATTAAGTTTAAAATGTAATGATATGAGCATTTTTTTATGTCTTTACATACAAAAACACACCAAAAACTAAACTAAAACTAGTTTATGCTTAGGTTTTCAGTCATTACCGTCATTATTTCAGTCATTAAGCTATGCAAAAGGATTAAAAAGGTGGGATTTGATTACCGTAAACCCAAACCATATAGGCCTTTGAGCCAACACACGCACACACGCAAAACCAAAGTTCAATTTTATAAAAGGTAGTTAGCATTAAACATCTATTAACAAAGATTTAGATACTTTGCGATATGAGCAATGATGTTTACTTATGGGACGTGGTGATTATGAGAACATACTACTCTGTTACTATGGTGCTTTGTATTGAGCAGACTTCTTTAGAATTATATATAATGCTCTTATAAGAGGCACGAAGATATAGTTTTAAAGTTAAATAGTTACACAGTTTTCATACAATTTAGTATAATGTTGAAAGAAAGATGTAATATAAGTGGTATTCACTATAAGTATTTGTTTAAACAGTTAAATCTTCTGTTGATATAATATATTATTAACATACTCTCTGTAAAACTTCTCACTACCTCTGAACACCTCAACTGTCTTTTCTATTGGTTGAGGGTCATTAAACCTAGATACTACATCTTGATAGTTTGTAATCACAGACTTTAAGAACTTAACTTCTTCTTCTAATCTCTCTATCTTTATTTCTTGTTCTGTTTTCATAATATTGTTTATATTAAAGAAGATTCATCAAACATAACATTTGGTCTGTAAAGCAAGTTAAATCCTGAACCCATTGGCAGTATATCAAAAACACAATGTGCTTGTAATCTATGCCAAATCTCTCCTTTTATTTCTTTTCTATATCCTACTGCGTTTACACAATGTCTAATGTAATCGCTACCAACAGTATCCTCTAGGTGTTTCCATCCTTTTTCAGTTATTTGAATATACATATACTCATTGATGTTAAATTTTTTCATATTATTGTTTTAGTTATTAGTTGCACAAAGATAGTAAAATATTTAACAAGTTCTATTTTATAAATACTTTTCTTTAATAAAACTCATTAAACTCATATCTTTTATTGATATAGATTCTTTGGCGTTGCTTAATTCAGACTCAAGATTACTTACCTCTCCTTTAAGTTTTTGATTACTCTCTATAAGTTCCTTTATGTTCCTAGCTAAGTTAGCCGTAACCTCATCATCTGTTTCTATCGTGTAGCTACTCCCCCAACTCCTATCTATTATTATAGATTGACTTCTTGGTCTATTAGCTATCTTAACTGCCTCTTTAAAATCATCATATCTTTCTGTTGATATAGTTACTGTATTCTTTTCTGACATTTTATTATTGTTTTAGTTCTTTAATTCTATCCTCTATAATTTCAGCATCTACTGAATACCAAACATCTAACAAAACCCTTTCAGTATCTACTTCATCTTTTTCTTTTAGTATATTCTCCAACTCCTCAATAACCTTTTGTTGTGCGTATTGTCCTGCAAATTGTTCAGACAATGTCCTTAAATTATGTTCCTCTAATATTGTTTCTAATAAAGGATTATTTTCTTTTAAATATTCTTTTGGTGTCATATCTATTGTTTTAGTTATTGTTCTTCTTATATTCATTCTCGTGAAACTCCTTCCACCTAAGCATTGCAGGTAGTGCATCATTATTTGCTTTAGTAAATATATTCCCTATATCTTCGTGAGTAAAAGACATAACCATAAATGCTATATGATTCATAATAGCTTTAGTTTGTTGTTCATCCTTCCATCCTCGTTCTTCTAGAGCTTTATATAGTTCTAAACCTGCATCTCCAAGCATCTCATTTGCTAGTATGTTTATTTTTTGTGTTACGTGCATAGTTGTATTGTTTTAGTTATTAGACTGCAAACATACACAAAATATATTACAAAGTTCAACTTTATATCTTTATTGTGAATGAAGTTTAAAACATTGTTGTATATTGGCAATCTAAACGAATAATGATGATGGAAGAACAAGATAAGAAAGTAGTAGGCAGTGAAGCTATGAAGAAGCGACCTAACAATATAGATGAGAACTTTAATCAAACTCCAAAGTCTTTACTACCTAAGAATAATGAAACAAGAAAACTAGCTAAGATGACTAGGAAGTCTTTAGCTTACGCATTAGAAGGACAGCCTGTAAAGATTAAGATGGCATTAGATATATTATTTGATGAAGACCCACGAGCATACATAGATGCAATAGCAAAACTAATGAACTATGCAATGCCTAAACTATCATCAACAGAGATTAAGCGAGATTCAGAAACTAAGATTGAGATTAACTTAACTGAAGGTGCAACACTTGAAGATATTAAAAATCAAATTAGAGGACTAGAAGATGCAGAAGATATTGACTATACAGAATTAGATGACTAAAAAAGCATTACTGAAGTTTGCACTAGAAAAGAAACTATGTGAGATGAGTTTCTATGAGTTCTTTAAAGCAGCGTGGATAGTTGTAGAACCAGCAGTGCCTTTATCAACTAATTGGCATCATAAGTATATATGCGACTTACTACAAGAGGAATGTGAGAGAGTAATAGCTCAACAACCGAAAACTAAAGATATTATTATTAATGTACCCTTTAGAAGTACAAAGTCATTGATAGTAACTGTTATGTTTCCAGTATGGGCTTGGATAAATCACCTAAACAAAGATTCATTACTTCTTCATACTCTGCAACTCTATCTATTGAACTTGCAACTAAGAGTAGAGATATTATATTTAGTGATTGGTTTAAGAGAAGATGGGGAGATGTATTCCATATTAAGAAAGACCAGAACCTAAAAGAGAGATACGAGAACAATTTTGTTGGAATGAGAAGAGCAACATCAGTTGGTGGTACTGTTACAGGGCAAGGAGCAGACTTTCTTATTGTAGATGACCCTCTTTCGCCACAAATGGCTAATTCAGCAACAGAGAGAGAGAACGCTAACGAATGGTATAGGACTACATTCTACTCTAGGCTTAATCAACCTGATATTGGAGTGAGAATTATAATTATGCAAAGAGTACACGAAGATGACTTAACTGGGTTCTTATTAGGCAAAGAAACTAGATTAAAGTATAGACACATCTGTATTCCTGCTAAAAGTGGAGATGGTAACATCAAACCTGCATACTTAGAGAAGTTTTACGAGAAAGATACTCAGTTGTTTTGGAAAGATAGGTTTAGTCAAAAGATATTAGATGACTATAGAAGTGCATTAGGTAGTTATGGTTATGCAGGACAACTACAACAAACACCAACACCACTAGATAGTGGGATGATTCATAAGGATTGGTTTAAGATAGATAGGTATAGGGTAGATGAAGCTATAGTTAATTTGTAATTGACCCTGCATATACTGCTGACCAGAAGAATGACCCCTCTGCACTACTAGCATATACCTACAAAGAGAACAGATGGCAGATAGTAGACTGTGTTAATGTCTATAAAGAGTTCCCAGAATTAGTAAAATTCATTCAGCAGTGGGTACAGAAGAATGGATATACAAATAGAAGCAGAATATATGTAGAGCCTAAGGCATCAGGTAAATCTATTGTACAAACGCTAGTAAGAGAAACAGGACTTAATGTTAAAGAAGATAAACCACCAACTAAAGACAAGGTAGCAAGGGTAAGTGATGTCAGTGCATCTTTAGAGAGCGGTAGAGTTAGTTTGTTAAATGGTGATTGGAATGATGAGGAAGATAATTTTAACTTTAATTATACTTGTTTATAATTAAAAAATAAGTATATTTATATTATTATAATTAATAAATAATTATGGCTAAGAAAACCTTTTGAGATATGTTTAATAAAGTAGTTT